AACTGGAGAATGTTTAAGAGTGGAGATACAATTCGTATTGTGTGTCAAGGCTATGGTACTGAACCATTGGCTGACATAACACCTGACAACATCATCACATTTGTGGCTAAAGAAAGTCACATCATTGGTATGTCTCAATCTTATGTATCATCTTTCTACAGATGGTTTCCATTTGTAATCAACAGACATCGTAAGGGTTTGTATCGTATTCGTCATACTAAAAACCTTGATGCTGAGATACATGCGAAAGTCGGTGATAATCAAGACTCAGTATACAGTACATTCAGTTCTGTTATGAACAGTGGGCCTTCATATTTCTGTGGCATACAGTTCAACTTGTTGACAGGTGAGTGTCTTAATCAGAAGCCTGATGACAAGTTCATTGAGATACCTGCAAAGCGAAAAGAGTGGAGGCAAATGCTTACTGCCTACAAGAAAGGTTTAAAAGCTAGAGCCAAAGTTCATGCACTTGATGCTATTGCTATGGAAGTTATTAAGGAACGAGAGAAATCACAAAACCATTATCATGCAAGACAACCCGATTGGTCATCTGAAGAATGGCTAGATTGTCTGCAAGAAAGCATGACTACATTGGACTTTCCTAAACATCTTCTCAAAGGTTTTATAGAATCGGCTATGAGCAACAGAGGATGGGGCAGAACAACAGAAATACCAACAGTAGATGAGTTAATCAGAACAGTAGATAGAATATTTGCTGACTTAAGTATCCCATTGCGTAGACGATTCAAAGTGTTTCAATCAGAAGGACATGATGAACGTACTGCTGATAAGCATCGTTATGGTGGATACAAACTTGAGGCATCTTAACATGACAGTATTAGTATGGGATGGAATAAGTCTAGCTACTGACAGACAAGCCAATGATGGTTCTGCTAAATGGGAATCAGATAAAGCTTGGTATGTATCAGATAAAAATACAGGTAAGGTATGTATTGTATCGGGAGTAGGATTACTTGACGATATAATTAAACTTAGAGAGTGGTACAGAGAGGGTGCCTTACCTAAAGCATTCCCTGAACTTACAAAGAAAAGCTCACAGCTGATTGTCATTCACAGGGATACAGGTTTGTGGTTGTACGATGGTGTCCCCCATCCAGTACACTACGGACATAATCTTCATGCCTTTGGTCATGGTAAAGACTTTGCTTATGGGGCATTAGCCATGGGTGCTACTGCCAAAGAAGCTGTAGATGCTTGCAATGTATACAGTCTACATTGTGGTAAAGGTGTGGGTATATATAACTTAAATGGAGAAACAGATGTCAAAGAAGTCTAGATACAATCGGAACAATATACTTAAAAAAGCTGACAAGCTAACATCAACTGACAGAGAAGTAGAACATGGTGATGCTAGTAAGAACTTTGAGATGGTGTCTGATTTATGGAGTACATACTTAGGTGTGGATATATTTCCACATGAAGTACCCATGATGATGGTGCTGTACAAGGTTGCTAGGACTACAGAGAATCCACACAACGTGGATAACTATGTGGATACTTGTGGCTATGGAGCCTTAGCAGGTGAGCAGGTTCCTAATATAAATAAAACAAGGGAGAAGTAATGACTAAGAAAGACAAGGAGATAACAAAAGCTTTCATAGATATGATTAAACGTAAAGGTTGGAAACCTATGAAAGCAGAAGATAGTATGGCTTGGTTCGGTGGTAAAACTCACTATCAACTAGCAGATTACTTACCTAAAAAAACTATAGATAGTCATAGTCATGAGGACATTGACTTTCTTGTGGTAGGTTGGAGGACATAATGGACATTGTAACCATAGATTTTGAGACTTATTATGACAGAGAATATTCTTTGTCGAAGATGACAACAGAGGCATACATTCGTGATGATAGGTTTGAGGTCATTGGTGTTGGTGTCAAAGTTAATAACCACCCTACTGATTGGTATAGTGGTAATGATGTGGGCAAGTTTCTAAACTCGTTGGACTATTCTAACAAGGCGATACTTGCTCACAATACTGTATTCGATGGAGCAATATTGTCATGGCACTATGGTATCAAGCCTAAACTTTGGTTCGATACTTTATCTATGGCAAGACCATATCATAATGCAACTGTGGGGGGTTCACTTAAGAATTTAGTTAGACATTATAACCTAGGTAAGAAAGGTGATGAGGTTGTACAGGCACTAGGTAAACATCGACAGGACTTCACACCCGAAGAACTTGATAGGTATGCAAGCTATTGTGTCAATGATGTTGACCTTACTTATCAACTGTTCAAAGTCTTAGCTAAAAAGTTTCCACCGACAGAGTTATTGGTGATTGACCAAACCATGCGTATGTATACTGAGCCGACTATCGTACTTGATGGTGATTCATTGGCTGATCATCTGGTGCAAGTCAAGGCAAACAAACAGAAACTTATTGATGATTTAGCGTTGAAGGGTTTGAGTCAGGAGAAAGTCAAGAAAGCACTGATGTCAAATCAAATCTTTGCTAAGTTATTAAAGACTGTGGGCGTAGAGCCACCGACTAAGATAAGTCTAAGGACAGGCAAAGAGTCTTTTGCTTTCGCAAAGACAGATAAAGAGTTCACTAATTTATTAGAACACCCCGACGCTAGGGTGCAGAATTTGGTCGCGGCTCGGCTCGGCACAAAATCGACAATAGAGGAGACGCGGACTGAGAACCTTATAAAGGTATCAAAACGTGGTCGCCTACCTATCATGCTTAATTATTATGGCGCACACACAGGCAGGTTTAGTGGTGGTGATAAACTTAACTTACAGAACCTACCTCGTAGTGGTGCTATTCGTAAAGCTATCACAGCACCTATTGGTGAATCATTACTTGCATGTGACTTGTCACAAATTGAGGCTCGTATGGTTGCGTATGTTGCAGGGCAAGAAGATTTACTTCAAGCTTTTCGTGAGGGTCGTGATGTTTATAGTGAGTTCGCTAGTGAGGTATATAATAAGAGAGTGACTAAAGAGGACAAGGTCGCAAGGTTTGTTGGCAAGACTTGTATCCTTGGCTTGGGTTATGGCATGGGTCATGTTAAGTTTAGGAATACTCTTGCTCTTGGTATGGGTGGTATATCTTTAGATATAGATGAGAATGAGGCACAAAGAATTGTAAACTTATATAGGAATAAGAACCACAAGATAACTGCATTTTGGAATAGATGTAACCACGCGCTTACTGAAATGGTAGCAGGTCGTAGTGGTAGTCTATGTGATATTGCACACTATGATGGTGAAGGTATAATACTTCCTAACAAATTAAAAGTTCTTTACCCTGCATTATGCAGAGGAGAAGATGGGTACGTCTATATTAATAATGCAAGAACCTTTCGTAAACTTGTAACTAAAAGAGTTATGACTGGTGAGCAGGATAGTATAGACTGGACTAAAATATATGGCGGTAAAGTTACAGAGAATATAGTACAAGCACTTGCTCGTATTGTAATCACTGAACAGATGGCATCTATTGGTAAACATTATCATGTGGCTTTTCAAGTTCATGATGAGATTATCATATCCGTCCCGGATAATGAGTTGACAAACGCACAGGAACTTGTTGTCAGGAAGATGTCTAAACCCCCCAGCTGGGCCCCTACACTACCAGTTGATTGTGAAGTTGGTGTAGGCAAAAACTATGGAGAAGCAAAATGAGTAAGAAAGAAAGTACCTTAAAGGTAATTAAAGAACTTACTGAGACTGTTTCATCTACTGACGACGCTGACCTAGGCGACTTGGTAATACTTGTCAAGGTAAAAGGTAGGTACGTTAGATTCTCTACGAAGATAGATGATACAATAAACTTAGTAGGTTTTATTGAAACCCTAAAGCATGACATTCTACGTCGCGCAGCGGGTGAGTAAGACATGGATATAAAACTAACACACTCATACTCATCTATTAAGATGTATGAGAACTGTCCAAAGCGTTACTACCACCAACGTGTTATGAAAGAAGTAAAAGACACAGGTAGTGACGCAACAAAATATGGTGAAAGAGTACACGCTAGCTTGGAACACCGACTATTAGATAGTAAACCATTGTCTGATGGTACAGAAAAGTACGAACCTCTATGTAAAAGTATAGAGAATATGGGTGGAACTTTACTCGCAGAACAACAGCTGTGCCTCAACGAAAACCTTACACCAACAGGTTGGTGGGAGAAAGACGCATGGTTGAGATCCATCTTAGACGTTCTGATTCTGATAGATGATAAAGCAATAGTCATGGATTGGAAGACAGGTAAACGTAGACCCGACTTTACACAACTACAGTTATTTGCATTACAAGTCTTTAAACATTATCCTAAAATCAAAACAGTACAGTCTACATTCATATGGTTAAAAGATATGTCTATGGACTCTGAAACATTTAAAGCTAATCAAACTAATCTAATGTGGTCTGATATGCTTGCTCGTATAGAAAGAATACATCAATCTGTTGAACATAATAACTGGCCTGCTAAACCTAGTGGCTTATGTGGTTGGTGTCCTGCAAAAAATATTTGTGAATTTGCAAGAATATAACTTGACAATACTGTAAAGGTACATATATAATGGCTACAACACCTGAAGGAAAGATTAAGAACAAACTTGACAAGATGTTAAAGTATGAAAAAGTTTGGTATTATAGTCCACAAGCAGGGCCATTTGGTCGTGCAGGTGTACCCGATAGAGTGGCTATCTTAGGCGGTCAGTTTATTGGGGTTGAGTGTAAGGCGGACAGGACTAAGAAACCCACCGCCTTACAACTTAAATGTATGCAGGAGATAGAAGATGCAGGAGGTAAATGTTTTGTTGTATGTGATGATGAAAGTATTGAACAGGTTAGAGAATATATAAATGGTAATCGTTGAAGAATCACAAGCTATAGCTTTAAATCTAAAGCACCCAAACAAAGTGTTGGAGTGTATACCTACAGCTAAGAAGCTTACATACAAGGGAGCAGAACTTGTTGTAGCACCTCATCGTAATGACGAAGTTAAGATACTAAGAAACCTAGGCATCAAAGCACCTGCACCTATACTGCATTATTATAAATGGGCAGGTAGGTTTGACCCTTATGACCACCAAAAAATGACTGCCGCTTTTCTGACAATGAATAGGAGAGCGTTGGTACTCAATGAAATCGGTACAGGTAAGACACAGTCTGCACTATGGGCGGCTGACTATCTTATATCTATCGGCGCAATCAAAAAAGTTTTAATCATATCACCACTATCAACCCTTGAAAGAGTATGGGGCGATAGTATCTTTATGCAATTTCCACATCTAAAATCAGTAACCTTACATGGTACAAGCGAGAGACGTAAGAAACTATTAAATACTAATGTGGATTTTTATATCATTAATCACGATGGATTCCCTATCATTATGGAAGAAGCCAAGGATATGTTTGACCTTGTTATCATTGACGAGGTGGCTGTCTATCGTAACCCCTCAACAAATAGATTTAAACTGCTCAGGAAGTTCATGGCTCAACATTCGTCAACACGTTTGTGGTTGATGACAGGCACACCTACGCCCAATGCACCGACTGACGCGTGGGCATTAGCAAAATTAGCTGATAGTCCTAACTTAACAAAGACGTATACTGCCTTTAGAGAAACTGTTATGATGAAGGTAGGACAATGGAAGTGGATACCAAGACCCGAATCAATAGAGATTGTAAAGTATATGTTAACCCCTGCTGTAAGATACACTAGAGATGAGTGCTTTGATTTACCCGATACTGTATCACAGACAAGGAAGGTTGAACTTACTAAGGAACAGAAAGAACATTACCAAAAGATGCTTAAGCATTTCATTACAGAACATACACAGGGTGAAACAATTACTGCTGTGAATGAAGCTGTGAAACTACAGAAGCTAGTACAAATAGCTTGTGGTGTTGTCTATGGTGACGATGGACAGCATATTCAAATCGATTGTAAACCTAGAGTTAATATAGTTAAGGAAGTGATTGAGGAAGTAGGTGGTAAAGTAATAGTTTTTGTACCATTAACAGGTACATTAAAGATGTTAGAAAGGGAACTTTCTAAACAGTGGAGTGTTGGTGTTGTCAATGGGGAGGTATCGGCTACTAAACGTAACGAGATATTCCATAACTTCCAACATTCAAAAGACCCTCATGTTCTTGTCGCACACCCTGCAACCATGGCTCATGGATTGACGCTAACTTCTGCATCAACTGTGATCTGGTATGGGCCAGTGACAAGCAACGAGCAATATGTTCAGGCAAATGGACGTATTGAGAGGATAGGTAAGAAGCATGTTTCAAACATCGTACACATAGAAGCAACAGAACTAGAGTACAAGATGTATGACAGGCTTAAAAATAAACAAAAACTACAAGGTCTGTTGCTTGACCTAATAGAGAATGAAACGAGGTGATGATATGAATCTAACTGTAGATGAAGTAATCAATACATACCTCAAGCTTCGCAAGAAGAAAGAAGCCATTGAAGCTGAGACTAAAGATAAAGTCAAAGGCATCAAAGATAACATGGCTAAACTTGAGGGATGGATTAAGGAGCAAGCAGATACACAAGGGGTAAAGTCTTTTAAGACTGACCATGGTACTGCCTTCTTAACTACCACTGACTTTGCACAAGTAGCTGATTGGGATTCTGTTCTTGAATATATTAAGAACAACGATGCCTTTGATATGCTAGAGAAGCGAGTTAGTAAGACTGCTGTACGAGGTTATATTGAGAAGAATAAAACCGTACCATCAGGTGTGAACTACGGAACACGCATTGATGTAAATGTTCGTAAACCTGTAGCCAAGGTGGATGATTAATGATTGGTTCTAAACTATCAATTAAGAACTCACGTTTCCATCTTGCGACGGCAGCAGGGGATGCTCAGATTACTGCAACAAGTTTGAACACAGTGATTGTTGGAGCAAACCCTAGGTTGTCTAAGGTATGGTATGCAGGTGAGTATAGTGTAGATAGAGAATCATCTGCACCCGACTGCTACTCTTTGAATGGTGAAACACCACATGAGAGAAGCGAACTTAAACAGAATGACCTATGTGCTTCTTGTCCACAAAACGCATGGGGTTCTAAGATTACGCCTGAAGGTCGCAAGATTAAAGCTTGCGCTGACCAAAAGCGAATAGCTTTGGTAATGGCGGATAAGACAGATGGTGAACTCTATCTGTTACAAGTTACACCATCTTCACTAGGCAACTTAAATGCTTATCAGAAGACACTACAAAGCAGAGGTATTGCACCTGATATTGCTGTAACAACAATATCTTTTGATACGTCTGTGCGTTTCCCTAAATTAAAATTTTCCTTTGGTGGTTTTAATACAGATGAAATGCAACGTAATGTCGATAAACTTATAGGCACCAACGATGTAAAGGTTGTTACAGGTGAAGTTAGTGTAGCTAGTGGGCAAACCCCTGTTGCTTCTGATTTTGGTTTTTCAGAAGAAGCAGGTTTCAATCAACATGAAATGAACTAGGAGGTTCAAATGACAAATAAAACTTTTACTACTAATAAAGGTGTTGCGTACTATCCGTACATTAGCGCACCCGATACTAAATTTGATGAATCAGGACACTACAAAGTTAACCTGTGTTTATCTAAAGAAGAAGCTAAGCCTGTAACTGACCTTATCCAAGGTGAGATACTAGCAGGTATCAAAGCAATGAAAGAAGCTAAGCCTAGCAAGCAGATCAAGCAAGCACCACTACCATACCACGACGAGTTGGACGATGAGACTGGTGAACCAACAGGTAATGTTATTATTAAATTCAAATCTAAAGCGGCTTATAAACCTGCTGTGTTTGATGCTAAAGGTAGCATGATGGCCAAGCATAATATCTATGGTGGCTCTGTTGTTAAGGTCAATGGCTCTGCCGCTTTCTACGACTCTCCATCTATTGGAGCAGGAGTAACCCTACGTCTTAGAGCAGTACAAGTTATTGAGTACGTTGAAGGCTCTAGTGGCGCAGGTAAGTTTGGATTCGGTGAAGAAGTAGGATTCACAGCTGATGAATCAGTTGCTGTAAACGATGAAGCAGTTGTTGGTAATGGTAATTTATCTATTGATTTAGAAGAAAAGCCTGTGCCTGCACCTGTTGCAGAAATACAACAGCCTGCTCCTGCACCTAAACCAAAGGCAAGAGTAGTTGAGGAGCCTGCCCCTGCACCAGTTGCATCTAGTGAAGCTGATGACCTAGCGGCAGAGATTGCTAAACTTGTTGGGGATAATGCTGATGACTAAGAATCCTCCTCTTAACTTCAAAAAAGTCGAAGCTTTGAGGAAGCATATGCTTTTGACAACCTCCAATATGGCAGAGTTGTTAGGTATATCTCGTATGACTTACTACGGATGGGTTAAAGGTAAGCCTGTCCGTGCTAAGAATGATGAGAAAGTACGAGAAATATTAAGGAAAATGCTAGCCATTCTTAACGATGGATGGCCTCAACCCGAGGTCATAGCACTTGAACAAAAGCAACGCTTTGAAAGGCTTCTTGAGATTTTCAAAGAAAACGAGTAAACTAGTAGTGGGAATAGGGAAAGCGAGAGTGGAACCTATTCCCACCAAGGTTAACATGAAGGTAGGGCAAATATGAACACGTTGGAGTTTCTTCAGCGAGTCCTGCCGGAAGAAGGATTCTACGTTACTACTGTTATTAACCCTAATGGTAGACAACAAGGATTTTTTCAAACGGTAGAGGAACTCGCAAAAACATGTGAGAGATTAGATAAGACAAAGAATAATACTTACTTTGCTATCTCTGCATTTAGAGAAAAGGGCAATAGAAAACAAGATAATGTAAGAGCCACAAAGGTAGTGGCTATTGACGTTGACTGTGGCTCAGACAAACCATTTCCATCTTGGAAAGAAGGTCTTGTTGCATTAGGTAAGTTTGTAAAAGAACTTAGTTTACCTAAACCTATGATAATCCATTCGGGTAATGGACTACATGCGTACTGGGTATTGACAGAAGAACTAGAACCTAGTGAATGGAAACCATTAGCCGAAGCTATGAAGCAAGCGGCTATTGCAAAAGAGTTTAGAATTGATGCAGGACTGACAGCTAACAGTGCGTTAGTATTAAGACCTGTTGGTACACACAATCCTAAGAATGGTAATCAGGTAAAGCTGTTGGT